TCAGTTCAGCTTATCAAAAACTTGTGCAATTGATCTTGCTGCCCATATTTGCGTATCTATTCCTGTTTCTTTTTTTATTTCTTGTAATGATTGTTTTTCTTGTTCAACTAATGTGGTTTTCAATTTATGCGCTGCTTCCACATCCACGCGAACACCTTTAAATTTCATATCAACTAGACACGGAAACAATTCTGTTTCCATATCCATAATTGAATTTATATCTTGAAGACCAATTTCTTTTTTAAGTTCTTGCCAAAGTTCTAAAGTAATGACGGCATCTTGTTCTGCATATGTGCCAACATAAATGGCAGGTAGTTTATACATTTCTGCCTTGGCGTCAACACCCCAACTCTTAGCAGCTTCATATAATTCTGTTTCATTTTTTCCTTTTCCAGTGTATCTTTTACTGCAGTTGTTTAAGTCATAGCGCATTTGATTTTCATCAACCAAAGCCGACGCTATCATTGTGTCGACTATTTTACCGCTGATACTTAAACCTAACGCGCGTATCCAACATACGTCATACATGGCGTTGTGAAATATTTTTGTGGCTGGCGTATTTAATACGCCTTGAAACCATTTTAAAACTTTCTTACGATCCATATTACCGCCACCTTCATGAGCAATAGGATAGTATCCGCACCAGTTTTTAACAGCTACAGCTATTCCTACAACTTCTCCTACTCCTACGACAGAGCCAGAGCCTCTTCTTACATTTAAATTAGGATCTTTAGTTTCTAGGTCTATCGAAATTTCATCATATTTAGATAGATCTGGAAATTCTTCTGGTGGTAGCCATTCGGTTTGTGGTTTGAAAAGTGGTTGTTGTATCATTTATTCTTTTTCCATTTGTTATAGCCTTTAGTCCATTCGGTGGACTTCCGTTCTTTTGTTTGTCTTTTTGATTCTTTGTAAGATTCTTCTAATTCTTTTTTCTCTTTCTCAGCTTCTTCTAAAAAATCTTTAGGATAATCTCTATCGATTGCCATTTGACAGTAGTGAATTGCTTTTTCCAAATCTTGCTTTTGTCCTTTCTGTTTGTGCCTGCACAAATATTTTATAGCGTTACCTTCGGCAAAAGGCAAATTATTTTTATTTATAAACTCCGATGGTTGAATAACCATAGATTGGTAGTGATCACCGCCGACCTGTTTTTTATATACCGTACTCATATTATAAATGCTTTTTCAGCACGCTTAGGTTCTATAATATGTAGGTTTTCTTTTGTACGTGTTGCACCAACATAAAATAATCTGTTCTCATCGTCAGGATTTTTGTGGTATGTTTCTAAAGTAGTTTTAGTAAGATCAGTAAGGAGTACTACATTCTGACACTCACCTCCTTTAGCTGCATGAATAGTTGAGAGTTCTATTCTTGGTTTTTTATTTAATTGTTCGCCGTTACCTCTCATCTTTCTTAAATAGTCTATTCGTTTTGATCCTGCATCATCAAATGCGTCAAACCAAACTTCTTTAGTTTTTAATCCGAAGTCTTTAGTTAATTGATCAATGCCATAAAAGGATCCTTTAGCCATCCCCTGCATTAACTTTTCATCTTTATGTTCAGGAGACATATATCCATAAATTTTTTCTACTTGTTTATAAGTTAAAAGCTGTCCCTGTCTTAAATGTTCCCAGTCTGTAGCAGCTTCTTGAATATCTTTTTCATAACTACGTTTATGTCGGGTTTCATAGTATAAACCTTTACGATGTAGAACATCTTCTATTTCTTTTAGCATGTATTTAGTTCGAGCCAATACCAACCATTCTCCAGAAGACATATCCACTCCATCCACATCAAAATACCTCTGTAAACTACCTTCACTGGTTCTAGGTTGCCATGTTTTATCTATTCTATGTTTAATTCTATTTATAATTCCCATTGCAAGTTGATGAACTTTCATAGGTATTCTATGTGACTGTATTAAGGGAAGATTTATCATTTGATCTTGTAACGCTATAAAAGAATCTACATCAGCGCCAGCCCATTTAAAAATAGCCTGATCATCATCGCCTGCAATAAAAGAATCTTCACTCTTATTCCAGATAGATTTTGTCATATCCCATTGCATTAAAGACAAATCTTGTGCTTCATCTATAAATACTACATCAAACTTTGGGGATAAATCTGACTTAACAAAATCTAAAATCATGTCATTAAAATCTATTAAGTTATGTTCTTTTTTATATATTCTTAGGGCCTCAGCAATGTTATATAATTTATTTAGCTCTAAATCTTGAGTGTGTTCTCTTCGATTGTATTGTTGTTCTAGTGTAATATTTCTCACTTTTGCAAGATTAATAATTTGTAAGAACTCACTATCGGAAGTAAAAAACCCGCCATGATCTTCCTGGTGTTCTGCATAAGTTACTGGAAATCCAAGTCTTTTTCCGAGATCTTTATAGTGCCTGGATTGCATAACTTGATCTTTTTTTAACCCTAATTTTCTAAATGCCAATGAGTGTAGTGTTCGAAAATATGGAAGATCATCTTCAGTTAAATTAAATTTTTTAATTGCTTCGTCTCTGGCATGATATGCAGCTTTTTGTGTGAAAGCGAAATAGCCTATTTTATCGGGGTCTGTCTCTTTTAAATAACTATCAACTTTATTTAATAGTGTAGTTGTCTTACCTGTACCTGGTGGTCCTAATACTATTGTTTTCACTTATTTCTCCTAAAAAAACTTCTCCATAATGCTGAACGTATAATAGATACAACTGTAAAAATTAATGCAATTCCTAAACTATCTAAAATAGTTGGATATAATCCAAAGAATGGAAAGATGTATAATTGAATAAGAATAGCTAAAATTAATCCACTTCCTACGTCAATAAAGCTTTCTACAAAGCATATTTTAATCATTAAAACACATCCTTTGGTTTTAATTCTTTTTGAACATAATCATCTTTTCTCTTGTCAAATTGTTTAACAGCGAATACGGATATTCTATTTTTACCAACCCTAGTGTCTTCGCAGTTACAAAATTCTTTTAACATTTGGGCTGTGCGTTGGTAATTAATATCCCATCGTTGTCTAATTAAAAAGTGAGTATAAAATTTGCTAAATATAAAATGATGGAATCCTTCATTATTCCATACACCTCCATTTTTAAGATCAGTAATAGCTGTTCCAATGTGTCTATTTAAACAAAATTCTTCTAAATGATTTCTTAATTGATCTGCTGTTGTTACACCTTCCGGTGCTTCCACAGGTTCGTGGTTCTTCATCAGTGGATTTATTATCATGTCCCAGTCTTTAGGTTTAACGGTTGGTGGTTTAAAATCCAATTGTTCCATACATGCTTCTTGAAACAAACTTTGTTGTTTTAAAAACTTAACGTTCTCCAGGTGTAAACGTTCACCATCAACATTAAGATAATAGTAAGGTTTTTCTAATTTAATTTTTTGTAAATCTGTTAGCGCAGGAAACACTATCTCATCACCAATACCAAACTTTCTCTCTCTGCATAATTTTTTATCACATAAATTACACATTGGAACATCATTGCATTTATAGCCCCAGTCTTTTTTGTCATGTTGTCTTTTAATTATATCAACTTCTGATTCACTTAACGGACTTGCTGATGCTGCAATGTTAAACATTGTAATTCTACTTTTCCATTCTGCTGGCCATTTCTTTTTAGCATAAACAGCATAATGAAATAACGCATTATTTCTCCCACCTTCTGGAATTTTATTCAGCGCCATTAGTTCTATACATGGTGGTGCATCTGAATATTCTGATTTAGGTCTTTCTATTTTTATTTTTGTTATGTCTTTTTGTTTAATATAATCATGCAATTCATAAAATTCTTCGAGAGTTGCTGCGTCTCCATCACCTGTAAAAGCATATCGGGTTGACTGGTTGCCATTAAAGTAAGGTAAATTTAAAAAATTACCTGTATCATCTGCTGATTTTAATTCAATTTGTTTTGGAAAAACTTCTGATCCGCCGTATCCTAGTAATGTTTTTATTTCTGTAAGTTTGTCTCTCATTCTTTCTGCGGATACCGGGTCTGCGGTAAACAGAAAGACGTGTGCTCCACCACTCTTTGATCTACACACGAGCAAGGGTAGTTTAAATTGTTTAATTTTATCTATTAATTTTTTATGATCAAAACCTGCATAGGAATCTATATCTACACATCCCCATACACACTGATTATCTTCATTAATTGGAATAATGCCTAAACTTTGTGTTCCTTGTAAATGCATTCTCCAGAGATCGTCAGTTACTGGTTGACGTACAACAAATGATTGACCTTTTACTTTAACTCCATTTTCTGTTGGTTCTGATACTTTAGTACAGCCATGGGCTCTTTTTAATCCTTTAAATATTTCTTTAAATCTATTCATACTCATTTCATTATTTACTACTAATTTTATACTCATAATTTTGTCTTGGGCGTTTCCACTCTCGCTTCCACGCCCAATCCTAGGAATCTAGCTTACGCTAGATGATTAATATGGTGAATCGCTTTTTGATTCGTCAGATCCGTGTTTAACTTTCACTTGACCCTTGCTGTTTTTTTCAGCAAACGTTTTAGCAATCGCATAAA